ATTTTCTAATGCTCCAATCATAGGAGTCAACAAAATATAATTTTTTATTGTAGCCCGGAGGGAGTTCGGGCACGTCTTTTCCATCCTTAAATTTCAATTTGTCTGCGGGTTTAGATTCAATATCAATATAAGGATCATAATTTTCAGTTTTTCTTTGCATTTCATTTACACCACCACCATCCAATGGTACATAACCATTGTAGACTGGTGGATCATTCTGCAGAGGATAACTAACAGCCTTAGAGACGATGAAGAAATCGTCAGGCTTAGGTCCTCTGGTAATATTTTTGGAATTATTCAAAGTGGTGACATTCGGATTCCAGACCTCAGTCCGAGGTGCTGCAGTGCCATCAGGATTCCATTCCATGTTTTGCAACTGCAGTTCCTTATGGGGATCTGTAGCAAAATACTCGTTTATTTCTTTACGAGTAGCTGTGTCATCCAAATGCTGAGCCACATTATATAAATTTTTAACAGCGCCATAAACGACGCCGAAAACTCCGCCGGTCGCTACCGCCTGAGCTATAGCTGCACCAAGTGATATGGCGCCAGAAGCTATGCCAGGAATAAGATTATCGGCAGAATTAACGATATAATTACCGTACTTAACTGCAAAAGCGGCTGCGTCAGCAGTACGAGAGCCCAATTTGATAGCATCGTCGTAAAATATGCTATCCGCAACCTCACGGTGGTAGCGATCTTCCCAGCGAGCGTACGCAGTGTCGTGCAAACGCGACAAAGCGTCGAGTTTGTCCTTCGGAACTGCTGTTCCAAAAGGCACGCTAAGCTGGATCTTACCATCCGATATATTTGGTCCAGTATAGTTCGGGATAAAGTCATATGTATCTCCCATAAATATATTTTACACCACCACTGTCCACTACAACAAACAAAACATATAAATTTGTAGCACAATTAAGCACTAGCTTCATAACCCTTGCACTTATAACGCAATAAGCTCATTGGAACTTGAAACGTTAATGGGAACAAATCGGGCTTCTGTTTGCGAAAATGTCGATACATTTTCTCAAAAAATTTGAAGTGCTTTTCATCCCAACAGTAATTTTGCATGTGACTACCAAGCGCTCCAGCAAGATCTTCGATCTTAGTCCGGCGTAGTTTTGCTACATGCTTTGTAAACCGTTGAGGATAAAATCTCCAGATTCCAT